GTTCAAGGTCTAGATTGATAGAATTTTTCAGTTTATAGGAAAAATGTTTTTTAAAAATTACATATAAAAAAAATATCAAAATAAATGTATAAAAGGTTAATATCTTTACCGCTAATGAGAACGAATTTGGTAAAATTGGCTTTGAAAAAAAAACCGTATGTTCTTTAAAAGGCTCAACGATTCCAGAACGCTCATAGAATTTCTTTTTAATATACCATTTAAGAAATTGCTCTTTTTCTTTTACTATTTGGCTTAAAAAATTTAAATAACTATAATATCCATCTCCCAATTCTACAATAAAGAAATGATAATAGAGAGTAGGGAAGTAAAGGGAGATATTCTCAGTTGATTTAAAAAGTTCTTTCTCGTTTTCAATTAACTCCTCTTCTAGTTTCATGTTATTTTTATAAATTGAGTTTAAATATTCTGGGAGAATTCTTTTGTATATTTCAACTCTATTTAAATTTTTGTCTGAAAGCATTTTTTTAAAGTCTTCATTTGCTTTAATTTCCCATTTTTTAGCTGATTTCATCTTTTCTATATTGATTTTATATATGGATTTCATTTTGTATGGCATTGATATTGGGAAAATATATGATATTTCGGGCATCAAAACAAATCCCACCCATAATAAAATTGCTGTTTTTAAAATATGTTTACTTTTTTTCATTATAAATAAGGGTATTAAACCTAATATGTAAAATGATGCCATTAAAATTAGACTATATAGTACGAAGTTCATATATATATTTAATTCATTTGTTGAAAAAAAAAGAAAAACGTTTGCTATAGCAAAGGCCAGGCTATATAGAGTGAGGAAAAACAAAATAGAAAAAAATAGTCTTATGAATATAGTAATAGTGATGGTTTTAAATTTTCTGTGTATCTGAATGTTTTTCCTACTATTGAATGTTTTTAGCCCGAAATAAATTTGTAATAATGCTCCCCAAAAAAACACAAAACTTGAAAATCCGAAAAATAAATATCCAGTTTTAACTTCTCCTCTTTTAGATGATTTTATATCAATTATCTCTTTTGTATCAATATTACTTTCAAGTGTTTCAGGAGTCGAATTAAAAAATATAACAAGAGGAGATGGACGAAATATTAATCCGAAACCATAACCTCCATATTGATCGTAATTCAAATATCCATTGATCTTTAAGATTTGATATTCCTTGAAATTTTTTATTTCAGTCTCTTTTGATTTATATATTATTATTCCCTTGAAAACAAATACGAGTGAAAGGATTAAGAATAATATTATAAAAAAGATAAATCTCTTATTGTTCTTTATCCTTTCATACTCATATTTGAAGATATATTTCATCCTTTAGTCACATTCATTTTTCAAGCTATTTGATCCTAAAATTGTAGCGATATTTCCAAACATTGTGCTTTCAGAATCCCTTCTTATCAAATCCCAATATTCCTCTATTTTGGGGATTGTGTTTTCTTTTAACTTTGCATGCATTGAATTTAGGACAATTAGTATCCCATTGAGGTTATCAATATTTTTCTTATATATCCCAATAATGTCGCCATCCTGTAGATATTGCTTTACAAGGGTTACGGTATATTCATCATAAATACCTTGAACAGTGTCATAATTAGAATTTTTTATAAGTTCAATTTTTTCAGGGTTATATCCCAATTTTTCGCCTATTTTTAGAGCACTCAAATATTTTGTTATCGATAATTTGATTTTTGTAATAGCAGTCTCACAATAACTAACAGAAGCGATAAAATTAAAATTATTTTTCCCACTCCTTTCATATTCAGATTGTAAGAGCGACATATAGGATTTGGCAACCAAGAAATGGATTGACCCTTCAATCATATTATCTCTTAATTCTATTTTTTCCGGATCGCTTTTAAATACGCATTCAATGTTATTTAAACAAATAAAAGCATTTAATTGAAATCCCAAAAAAAGAATAAGAGCAATTAGAATCAATTTTACCTTCATATTTTCCTCCTTATCATAATTATAAATTGCTGTTTTGGTCTTTGTCAAGAGAAAATCAATTTTTTTGAATTTTTTTTTGAAAAGTTGCAATATATCGAACAAAAGAGCCTAAAACTTCAAAATTTGAGGTATTGGAGTGGTGGAGTAATGGAGTAGAGGATAAAAAATGATTTGATAAAATCTGCACCGTTGCGGATACCAAAAATGAGATGCCCGATATAAAAGGGTTTTGGGAATTGGTGCAGAGAAAAATCTGCAAAATTGCAGATTTTTATTTTTTTTAACCGCGAAGACACGCGAAGATACGCGAAGAAAATATGGGGTATACTATTATTGAAATTTTTCATCTCTCCTTTCCGAAAGAAAAGTGCAAAGTTTTCACTTCTTAAAAAGTCAAACGCTGATTATAAAAGGGTTTCGAGATACCGTCCCTTAAAAAATGCGCAAAACTTTGCGCATTTTTGAAATTTTGCCCCCTCAACCTCGGTTAAAATCTGCACCGTTGCAGATTTCAAAAATGAGATGCCCGCTATAAAAGGCTTTCGGGAATTGGTATAGAAAAAAATCTGCAAAATTGCAGATTTTTACGTTTTTTTATCCCCCCCCTTCGCGTATCTTCGCGTGACTTCGCGGTTAAAAAATAGATAGGGGAATGCATTTTCTTGACGAATATGACGAATATGACGAGAAATCTACAAAAAATAAATGTATTATTCGTCTCTTATGAACGAGTGTATATATACAGACGAGTATGATGAGCTTTTCCAGAGCCTGGCAAAGGTAATGGATTGGCGTCTGTATAAAGCGCAGGGGATAGTTGAGAGCGGCCTTGACCCGAAAAAGATCGGGGAGCCTCTCGCCATTGGTATCATGCAGGTATTGCTGTCGGTCGGAGAGGACATGGGGTACAAGCGGTATGAGCTTTTTGAACCCGAAAAAAACATAGAGGCCGCTGTAAGGTACATGGCATGGCTTCATTCGCGGTGGGAGAATGATATTCCTAACCATGATGAGCGTTGGTATTTTGTGTTAGCTTCATATAAAGCGGGTATTACATCGGTCCGAGCTGCCTTTGAAAAAGCAAAGAGAAAAGGGTTGGAGTGCACCGATTGGGGAGTGGTGTCATCTGTATTCTTGAGAAAGTTCATCGGTCGAAAGAAAGCATTAAGAGTTATCGGTTATATTGCTAAGATAAAAAGAGTTTATGATGAACTTTTCAAAATGAGCAATTGCTGGGATTGTTATTATTCCAGTGGTTATTTTCATGGGATTGACGGTTATTGTACATATTATTGTGAAAAGATAGATAACGATTGTCTTTTGCCAGATGCGGAAAAATTTCCCACCTGGTGTAAGGTAGACAAATTAGGCAAAATAAAAAATAGGAGGTTCTACGTCCCCTTAATACGCCTCCTGGGTTAAGTGGCGCCGTGGAACCTCCCTTTATATATAGGAGGCAATGATGCCGGAATTAACGACCGTTGAGCCTGGTGTAAACACACTGTCAAAAGCGGTATATGAAATGATGAATTTTGATAAGTTGATTGTAAGACCAGGGGAATATATTCAAAATGAACCGATTGTGTTTCCTCCAAATGTGAGTAACTTCTCTATCTGTGGTAGCGGGATGGGTTCAACTAAAATACACCTTAATGGAGTCGATGGGTTTGTTCAAACAAATCGGGTCATTCAATGCGAAATAAGCCACCTCGCAATTGTCGCTTCGCATAAAAAAACCGCAATAAAGCTCATGGGTAGCACTCATAATCATGTGATATGCCCAAATATCATTCTGAGTGATATTTCTATCAGTGCGGCAATGGATTCACCTTATGAAAAAGGTATTGAGATTACAGATGCCTACAACCCTGTACTGCGAAACGTTAACGTTCGCGGGACTCACGACTTGAGAGGAGTTGGAATCGAGTTCATAAGTTGCGTGGAAGGCTCTATCAGTGGAGGGGAATTGGCAGAGCTTGATTATGGCATTATTTTCTCTAAGGCAGATGAGAATATAATTGATGGCGAAAATAAATACGGCTGCGAAGGGACCCGCGTGGTCGGGACTGAAATGTACCGGGTGAATAAAGGCATTACCCTGGGAGAACGCTCACTAAGTATCAAGATGTTAGGCGTATCCATCGATCCCTGCTTTAAGTATGCTCTCCAAGAAGAAATAAATGCTCCCTATACTGGGTATCATAAAATAAACGGCTGCAGCTTTGGATATTCATATCAGGATGCAGAATTATACGGTCATCTTATTTTCTTGAAAAATCCAGGGACTATTGTTATCGGCTCAAGTATAGGGGGTAGTCAAATCCCGGTGAACGGGATTACGATTTCAAAGGCCAATAATACAATCGTGAACGGTAATATTTTCAGGTTCAACCATAGTGGGGTATACCTGCACAATGGATCACATTGCGTGATCTCAAATAACGTTGGTGAGAATATTCAACCAAGCGGGAGCCTGGTTGCTATCACTCCCCAATCCCACCACAATAAGCTGGTGGGAAATATTGGCAATATCAAAAACAGAGGGAATTATAACACGATACTAGGATGAAAAAAAAGAGCCCACAGAATACACAGAAGGACACAGAAAAAAACAGAAAAAGACAAAGAGGTTATAAAATAAATCTCTTCTGCGTCTTTCTGTGTGTTCTGTGGGCCCTAAATATAAATAGGAGGATAAAATGAAAAAAAGTAACAACAATGAGGGTTATGAACTCGAAGAAACTTTCTTCGGGAGAATTTTCAGGCTTTTGAAAGAAAAGAACGCCTGGGTAGTGATTATTGCAGTGATTGTCATTGCAGTGGTCGCCGTTACGGTATTCAAAGTTGGTCCAAAGGAGGTAATTGAATGGATCACGGACCTGTTTTAGGAAAATATGACCCGAAGCCCGGCGATACCTGGGTCATTATCGGCTCAGATATCGCATCGTTTATTGTTAGATTTCTGGAATGGATACTCTTCCGTTTCCCCTGGAAAATGACATTCAGTCATGTGGCGAAAATCGTGGATAACGAGACCACAATTGAAGCAAATACCAAGGGGGTTTCAATGTACCCCCTCAAGATGTATCGAAAGGCAAAGCGAATTGTCGTTTTCCGGCACCCCGCCTACAGCACAAAAGAGAATCTGGAAAAATACACCCATCTATGTAGGGAAGTCGTATCCCGCCACTGGGGGTATGCTTACGTGAACTATTTCAAATGGTATTTTACGGTCGGTGCGTTGTATCTCTTTATGATGCCGCTGATGCCGATGACCTGGACAATGAGATTAATCATCTTTGGTGCTTTCTTTTTGATCTATTTTCCGCTTTCACGAATGTTCAAGAGTCTGCAAAAAAAGACCTCCCACTGCGCTGAACTCGCTGCGCGGATAGATCAACAGCATATGGAAATCAACATGGGTGTCCTGGATTATGAACACATAACCCCTAACGGCATTTTACAGACCTGTACGGTATCGTGGCAAAAGGTGGCAGATTTTTCACCCGCACAAGGTGAGTGGTTTGAGGAGTGAGGAAAGAAATGAGTTTGAAAACGATTGACAATGAAAAAAAGAGTGCCTGGATCCCCTGGGTATTGCTCATTGCACTGTTGATCAGTTTGTTTTTCAACTACCAGCAGTGTCGGTCTGTCGGGACTGTGAAAGATGAGCTATTAATCCTTGAGGCCAAAAACAATGCATTAGATATGCAAAGCGAGGCATCTAAACAGAAACAAGATCAATTGGATGAGCAGATCAACACCAAAAAAGATGAGATAGCCGCTTTTGAGAACAGTCTACAGGAGAAAATCAACGAAATCGCTGCCCTTAATGGTGAGCTTAAACGCCTTAAGAAGAAACCGGAATTTAAAGAGCTAAAGGAATGTCAAACCGAATATGATAGGTTATTCAAGGATTATAAACTTTGCCTGAACCTGAACGATAAACATGAAGCAACTTTGCACCTTTGCATTGAGGAAAACCTCAAAAAGGATGATTTGATTTCACTGCAGGAAGAAAAATTCAATGAGTGCCAAATTCAGAACGACATTTACGTTAAGAAAATAGGAAATTATGAAACGGCTCTGAAAAATATAAATAAAAAATTTAAGAAGAAAACCTTCAAAAGCTTGCTCACCGGCGCCGTTGTTACATGGGGTGTGATGACGGTTATTAAACTAATCTCAAAATGATAAATGGACGTTACAACTCTTTACAATATAGCCATTGGGGCACTGGTGGGAGTCGTGGGGTCTCTGGTTACAGCCATAGTCAAGTTGTACAGAAAACTGGAAAAAAGAGAGGACGAACTCATCCAGGCAAGTTGTGGAGGTGAATTGAATGACCTTCTTAAGGAACTTCTGGAAATGGTTAACCAGCACAAAAAAAAGAAAAGAACGGGCTGAAAAACTTAAGCATGCCCTGAGCATCTTAGAAGACAGGAGGCGTTTGATGCAAAAAATAAAAAATGCATGACGTTGAACTGTACGCGAGAGCCAGGGATACCTATATCAAAACCGGCAACCTTTCAAAGACGTTAAAATACTTAAAAACCAATGGCTATGTCATTTCCTACACCACCCTAAGACGGTGGAAAAACGAATCCGAGGGAGAATGGGACCAGGCAAAAAGTGAATATGTCAAATCCCTTTCAGAGCTATCCGTTCAAGTCCGGGATTTACACGATCAGCTTTTAGTCGAACTGATTGAACAAAAAGAAAAGATCAGAAAACGCCTGGAAAGATCATCAAAAGATGAGAAAGGCCTGTATTCACAGGCTATTTTCGCCTATGACAAAATCATCAACCGCATCATGATTCTCATGAAAATGAGACAAAACCAGGATGTGGGGAAAGAAAGATACATCACTGCCTGGATGGATGTCCTCTTTGAGGAAGAGGTTATCGGGCCGGAATTAGTGAAACGGTATGACTCACTTCTCAAGAAAGTGGATGCTAAATTAAAGAAAAATGGATAGAGCACTTCAATTATTCAGAGACCGCTTAAAAATAGAAGCTAAAAGCCTTGAATTTCACCAGTGGTGTATTGAAAATATATACCTCCGGGGGAAACCATTCTCCTTTGAAGAGCATATGGAGCTTGAAACCATCTACAAAGATATGCATCCAGATAAACGCTTTCTGAAAGGTGTTCAAGTGGGAGCCACCACATATGCAATTCTCTTGATGTTGTGGCTAGCAATTAAAAGGCAATCAAAATCTATCTACCTTGGACCATCAAATACTTTTATAAGAAAGTTTACCCCCGACAGGGTAGACCCCATCATTGATTCAAGCCCTCAAATCAAAAACAAGATAAAAGACAAAGATGACCCATTTCTAAAGAAAATAGGATTTTCATCTATGTATTTTCTAGGGGCTGAATCAGCAGCAAATGTGGCTTCTGTTGATGCCGACTTCGAGGTAGTTGATGAAACGGATATCATCAATCAAGAAAGAAAAGAGGAAGCCAAAGACAGGTTGGAACACTCACCACTTGCGATGTATTTCAGCATGTCAAAGCCGACTATTCCCGGTTTTGGTATTGACGAAGAGTTTGAAGAGTCAGACCAGCATTATCGATTGATGAAATGTCCTTCGTGCGGTACATACAATAACGTAGTACTCAATATCAAAGAGGCAGAGGACGTCTTAGCATTTGTAAGGGTCTTAAAAAGAAGAGGTGGGGATATCTACTATTTTGCCTGTGAAAAATGCGAAAAGCCACTCGACCCTCGTCAAGCCGAATGGGTGGCGAAATTCCCTAATCGAGAGGTAAGGGGATATCAGCTATCGCAGGTCTACTGGACCCGGAAACCCGCACGTTATCAAAACGTTCCTCACAAACTATATGAAGCCTGGCATAAGGCGAAAAATCAGGATATGAAAAAACGCTTTTGGCGGTCCTTGCTTGGCGTGGCCTATGGAGGGGATGACCAACCCATTACAGAGGAGTTGTTAAACCAGGTGCAGGGAGACCATGCGTTGGTCCCAGGCTGGACGGGGATTTCGTTCATGGGAATTGACCAGGGAGACAATCTCCACCTTTCTATTGCCCACCCGCTCCCGATGGGTTATGGTCTCGTGTTTCATTGGTTTGAAATAATTGACGATTTTGACGACCTAAATAAATTTATGAGAAAGCATAACGTAGCTTATGCCGTTATTGATGCAATGCCGAATAAACATCCAGCGAAAAAATTTGTATTGAAACATAAAAAAAAGGCATCCATACAATATTTCAAAGGCCAAGAAAAAGAAGGAGAGGAAGAGAAAGGAGGTAAAAAAGTAGATAAAATACATGTCGATAGGACCGAGTCCTTGGATGATATGGTCGATTGTTTTAAAGCCAGTATCATGATTATACCTGGTATAGCGGCTGGCAAAGTTATTTTAATTGTAAGAAAACACCTGAAAAAATTGGTAAAGGAAAAAGTCGTAAGAGCATCCGGTATAGTTGAGCTTGTATACAAAACCAATGTGGAAAATCATTTCGCAATGTCAATGAATAACGCATGGATTGCCTATAACATATGGCTGAGAAAAAGACCTTATGCCAGCGGGCTTTTACCCGCCGGAGGGAGTTGGCACTAAAATGTTCGCACTCATTAAAAAGAAGAAACAATCCGCGGACAAATACGATATCCGAAATCTCCCTGCAGGCGGTCGAAGTTCAAAAGACGTTGATACCTTTTCAAATACATTATCAACCCTGGCTGGATTCTATGATACACTGAACCCATACGTTCCAATCGAAGTCATAGAGTACCTGACCCTCCTGGCCGTGGTCAACCCGGATGTCAGCCAATGTGTAAAGAATTTTCAGAATATAGGCAATAGCGGCCATCGCTTAATTATCCAGGACAAAAAAGATGTAACCGTGGAAGCTGCTCTGGAACGCCTCAATAAAAAGGCTCAATCGTTTTACACCATCAGCGCCGGTATCGATGGGCTGATCAATCACTATTTCAACCAACTCTCCATCTCCGGGGCCATTAGTACCGAATTCGTTCTACAAAAAGATTTCCTGGGAGTCGATAGAGTCGTCATTGTGCCCACTTTCTCTGTGCGGTTCAAAAGGGAAGAGGGGATGTACAAACCGTATCAGAGAGTCAATATTTTAGATTCGAGTTATCCTGACGGTCTAATCCCCTTGAATGATGTTACATATACCTACTATGCCCAAAGCGTCATGGGGAATTCTCCCTATGCTATCCCGCCTTTTACGCCCGTACTTGAACCGGCGGCAATGCAGAAAGAAATGGTCAAGAACATCAAGTTCCTGATGCAAAAAGTGGGGATCGTCGGATTCCTGAATATCGTTGTGAAGCTCTTGCAGCCAAAACCCCAGGGCGAGACAGAGGAACAATACCGAAGGCGGATGCAAGAGTATATTGATGAGATAGCCAATATTGCAAAAGATAATTTTTCCAACGGCATCCTGGTCACACCAGAAGACCAGGAGTTGAAATTTAACTCCGTTACTTCTGATGCCAGGGGGGTAAAGGAAATATTCCAATTAAATGAAGAGCAATTCTTTTCGGGATTGGGCATTGACCCTGCCATGATGGGGCGGTCATACAGTACGACGGAGACATATTCAGGGGTGGTTTATGAAATTCTTTTGAAGTCAATGGGGAATATGCGGAGGCTCATTAAGCGAACAATTGAGAAATTATATTACCTTGATCTGGGTTTGGCAGGGATAGAGGTTGAAAATATTGCTATACATTGGAACCCGGATAAGAGGTTGAATCCCAACGTTGAGGCGCTGGCAGAGAAATATACAGTTGAAACAATTTTGAAAAAGCTGCTGCACGGAGCCATCTCACCTGAGCAGGCCGCTCAGGAATTGGGATACCAGGATTGGTACGATCTCGAATTGATGAAACAAAAAGCTGAGCAGGGGAAGGATACCCAGCTTTTTAAATGGAGTTCACAACTGCAAAAATATATCCCCATTGATGAGGCGATATCCATTGGTGGCAAAAAATATATGCTGGTTTCAGCCGAAAGCAAAGCCAAATTAAAAGACGAAGACAAGGCAACGGCAGAGGCAGAAGAGGTCGAAAAAAAGCTTCAAACGAATATTGAAACGTACCTCAATGCCGTTCTCCCTTACTTTGATGAGCTGAAATCCGACGTGACACAATTTGCCCTTGACTATACCAAATCGCACATCGATGAAATTTCAAAAGACCCATCGAGTCTGCTGGGTGCTGTTATAGAATATGTCAACAGCCATGATACATATAAAAAAATCCAGGACAAAGAATCCTGGATGAGAAAAACCTCTGAAATTCATACCAAAAAGGTAGGAAAAGATTATTTTGAGAATGACCTTACTGTCTTTAACAATCAAGACGTTGATTTTGAGTTCCGTTTCGGTGAAGGGGATATCGAGGCGATGAAATTCTATGCCCAGGTTGACAACTTCTATTTCTCAAAATTCATCGATAACGAAAATTTCGGGGGGCAGATCAATCAGTTCATTAACCGGTTCCTGGAACGGGGAGAGGCTCTTTTCGGGCAGTGGACTGAGAACGTTGAAAAAGAATTTCTCCGGCTGTTTGGCTCTGCACTGGACGAAGATTTCAGGATTCAAATGGAGCGTATCATCAATACCTCCATGGCCCGCATTCGTACCTACTCTCACATAGAGCAGCTCTTCCAGGCCGGTTTCATATACGCTGAAATCGATGGGGTTCTGGATACCGCCTGCGATATCTGCAGACCTTTTCACGGAAAGCGCGTACTTGTCAAGACGGTGCGCGCACTTATCCAGGATTTTGTGAATCTTAAAAGCATGGAAGCCGCCAAAGAATGGATTGAGAATACCAACGTCACAAAAGACGATTTAGACTCATCCATTGAAGACCTATTAGACAGCGGGCGCGGGTTTCCTCAGTTTCATGTAGGGTGTAAATGTTTTGTTCGGGGGGTGTTTCAAAATGATTGAATTATTAAAGTTTAAAATCGATTATAAGAGGCGTTATCTGCCAATTAAGTACTTAGGTACTCAAAAAGAAAGATCGCAAAACGTACCCCGTTGTACAACCGTTGCGCAACGGGGTAAAAATGGAGGTCTGTGATGAAATATTACACCGGATCCGGGATTTGTTTCCAAAATCAAAATCTTCTGGCCCTGGATATACCAGATACAAAAGATGAGAATAAGGGGAAATCAAAAATTATCGAAGATGGGCAGTTCGTGATTGTGCCGTATCGAATGCTGTCGGCACACATGATATGGATATTTGATCTTTCCCTGTGGGAAAATGTGTATACTGAATTCACACCAGAGGTCTTAAAAGAAGCGGTTGCTCTATTTCAGGATATCCCGCTTCAAAAAGACCATTTCTATTCTGTTGACTCAAATATCGGGGATGTGAAAAATGCATATTTCGACGATAAAGCAAAAGTCCCAGGGGTCAATGGAGACTATCGTATCAATCGCGACCTCGATGAAAAAACCGCAATTCGCGTGAGAGAAGGGCACGTAAAATCAAGTTCAGTCAGCATTAAGTTTCAATACATTCTCTCACATCCAGATATGAATATCCGGGATTTTCTCGCAACCCAAAGCAAAGAGGTAGACGGGAAAGTTGTGAGGAGAATCGTCACGAAAATAATAGATGTCCAGGAAAGCTCTATTGTTTTACAAGGGGCAGACCCTCTGGCAAAGCAGCTTAAAAACCTAAAATTAATGCAAGCAATGCAAACAAAATTTAACAATATAAATATCCCTGGCCTGGAAACAGAGCCGGGAGAGGAGGAAAAATTGGATGTAAAAAATATCGAAGAAATTAAAGCCGAATTGTCCCGGCTCACCGGGAAAAAAATCTTAACTGATGAGGCCGTTCTTGAGGCAATTAAGGCATTCGGTGGACAGCTTGAGACACTCAAAACCGAAAACGCAGCCCTATCAGCAAGAGTGATAGAACTGGAACCCTGGGAAGCCTTTGGGAAAAACGAGACCGAAGAGTTGAGAAAGAACGTCATGTCTCTGGCAAGAATTGCAAGAGGCACACAGAATGAGGAGGGGAAATTTGAGCTTCCTGAATATGATTCAATCATGATCAACGAGGCTTCATATGACCAACTCAAAAAAATGAAACCAGAACTGGAAGCGGAAAAAATGAGAAAATTCCCGGCTCGATGTCAGAGCTGTGGGGAAATAGTAACTGAGGTCCGGAGCAGCATAGAAATCCCCTTGCAGGAGCCAGAGATAATTCAAAAGAAAAAGCAATTAAAACCCGTGGAAACTATCCACGACCATGAGGAGTGAAAAATGGCAGAGACTACAAACAAAGTGTTTTCAACTACCGAACGTATAGGGTTGACAGCAGCCCTATCTGGAACCGGGTTAATCAATGACCTGGTTAAAATCGCCGGAGATGAAACCGTTGCAACCGCTGGGCCTGGAGAAATCGCAGTCGGTTACCTCCGGTGTAAAGAACCGAATCTCAGCGCCGACTATACCGTAGAAGCGTTCTACTCAAATGAATTGATTGTAGAATTCACGGAGACAGTTCAAGCCGGTGACTGGGTGAAAATCACCGATCTGACCGATGGTGTTCAGAAATTCGGAAAATGGGTCCAGGGCACCGATGCCGAAAGCCTGAAAGTCGGCATTTGTTGGATAGGTGGTAATACCACCACAGCAGGTCACATCCTGGTCTAAAAGGAGGAAAAAATGGGAATGAACGTTTTTCAAAACAAGGTAAAAACAGTCGTATTGGAATTGAATCGGCTCAGGAAAGAAGGAAAACCTGTTACATTGAGTTCCTATCTTGAGCAAAAATTCAACAAAACCCCTGCGGACCTATATGCTGAACTGGGCATCGATCCAAATACGACAACTGTAGAAATGATGTGGAATATATCTACGGATACGCAGTGGATTATGCCAGAAATAATTCGATCTGCAATAATCGTAGGGATGCGGCGTCGGAAATTTGAAGAGTATATCATCGCCGCAAGTCAACAAAGCTCTTCAAAAATTCAAGAGTTCCCCTTTGTTGACTTTTCCGATATGACGACTCAAAAGGCTAAAAAACGCACACCAGCCGCAAGCTTCAAAGAGTACACCTTTGAGGTGGGGACAAAGTATGTAGGTAGTGAAGAGTACGGAGTAGGGATGAAATTCCCTTACACCTTCAATACGATCAAAAAACTGAAACTCAATGTGTTACCTCTCTATTTTCAAGCCTTCGGGATACAACTCCACAATCGCATTATGGAGAAAGTGATTGAGGCCCTCCTTACCGGTGACGGTGGTGTCACTGCCATTAAGGGCGGTACGACGGTTGATCAGACGCCTATGGAAATTGGTGTCCAGGATTCAGGCTCAGGTATCCAGGAAGCAGATTTCCTCCGGGGTATTATTGAAATGGAATTAGCAGGAAAACCGGCCACCACAATGATTGCTACGGTTCCAGATTTAATGAATGCGCTAACCTGGCCTTGTTTCAAAGATGAATCATTTGAAAGGCAGGGAAAAACAAAGATCAAACCCGATATCGTATATCCGATTCCCACCCGCGTGACCATGATTCCCTCAAAGAGTATCGGGACAAAAATGATCTTATTATCAAAAGAATTTTGCATTGTAGAATTCATCTACCAGGCTTTGCTGGTCGAAGCTGATAAGATCATCTCAAAGAAACTCGAAGAGGCGTATGCCAGCATCGATGTCGGGTATGCCAATGTGTTACGCAGTGCCAGATTGGTAATTAACCCGGCAACTACATTCAATGAGAATCAATTATTAGATTGGTTCTATTATTGATAATCGATGTAGTTGAAATGTAAAAAATATTGATGAAATTTAAAAAATGAGCTTGACCGACGCTAGCTAGACCTTATCCGAAAAGGGTAAAGAGGATGGTAAATATTGTTATATTTTAACGATAACCCGATCTCCCACGCTCACCAAAGGCTTTTATACACTCAAAATAAAAAAATGAGCTAAAATTAACTCCACCCGGACACACTTCTCCATAAAAAACTCATCTTTAATGATTTATAACCCTCAAGCAG